AGTGTGGACTATGTTGCAGGCATGTTGCCACCAACTAGAAAAGGGGTTAACAATGACTATCAGATGCCTATGGCTTTGCAACAGTTAATTTTGAAGACCGCTGAAAAAGAAATCTTAGAAATTGCTGGTGACTTAATTATTGGTGCTGGTATTGCTAGTATTGGCCTTAATATTGATGGAATGAGCCAAAATGTAGATACCACTCAAAGTGCTATGTTTACTGGGTATGGGGCTCGTATTCAGCTTGTGAATGAAAAGTGTGCAGAACTAATTGATAGTCTGAAGAATTACTATGGGGCTGACTATACTACTGTTTAGGAGGAATATTTATGGCAGATACAGAAAAGCCAACATTAAACGTGTCTGATTCATCGACTTCTTTAAGTAGTTATAGCCAGGTAACTGATGATAGTAAGACGTCAAATCAGTTAGCAGTAAGCCAAGCTGAAGCAGATCCATTTGGTGCAACAGTTAAATTTAAGCTACCTGAATTTCAAAAGTTTATTGATGTTCATGGCTTAAAGACACAATGGCAACAAGCTTTTATATGTCCTTGTATTTCAGAACAAACAGGCTCAATGTCACCAGACCCCTTGTGCCCTATTTGCCACGGTGTCGGTATTGGCTACTTGCCTCCTATTGATAATGTAAGAATTGCATTCACAGATCAAGCAAGAGGTGCAAATTTAACTCAGATAGGGCTTTTTGAAGCGGGTACTGCTTATGGTACGGTTCAAATGGGATATGATGTTTCTCATAGAGATAGAATTGTAATACCCGAAGTCTACACGCGGCAAAACTTTATGTTTAATCTCACTGATTACAGACAAGAAAAAGGTATGTATATCCCATATGATGTTAAGTCATTTTCTTATGTTGCGGCACTGAAAGATAATCATATGGTTGAGTTATCAATTGACAAAGATTTTACTTACAACGAAAAAACGCATACGATTAAGGTTATCAATACAGATTATAATGGGTGTGGCATCACTCTGAATCTAAATGTAACACTAAGATATATTGTTACCAGTGTTTTAAAGGAAATCCGTTATCAATATGGAGATAGCACAAATTCTAAGAAAACTGTAGATAGCTTATTTAGAAGAGTTGCGGTAAAGAGAGAAGATGTATTTCAGAACAACGTCCCTATTGCAAAAGCAGGGGAATATGGTAATAATGATAAAATAATGTCTAAGGCAAGTGAGAATCTATTAGATCACTCATTTGCTGGTCTTTCAAATTTAGGTGACTAATATGAATAAAAAGCCTTATTTATTTAGCAATCCAAAAGAGGCTTTGCAAGGCTACGCCGATTCTATAATGACTGGTGCGATAAATAAGATGGCAGAGGCGGCAGATAGAGCTGGCGCTCAAGTAGAAGTCAGAGTACCTAATTATATAAAGATAACCATTGACGTTTCTGAAGGTATGACACCATATGACTTAAAGCCAAGTTTTGCTAATAGTCCTAAAGCGAAGACAACAAAGTATGGCGGTTGGTATTTGATTGTACCTATCAGCAGAAAAGTTTCTTCTATGTCTGATTATGTTTTAAATCAAGCAAATAATATTGAGATAACAAATCCAAATAATAATTCAGGTACCGGTTATGTAGACATGCTATATGGTTTAAGAGGAGGGTCAAATATCATCAGAATGTTTGATCAGAATCAGAAAACAGGAGGGAATTTGACAAGATTTTCTCATAGCAATGGAACAAGTAGCTTTATTGCTTTTAGAACTGTTAGTGACAAATCTCCAGAATCTAGTTGGTGGGTAGGACTTAATTCTATTAGTCATGGTAACAACTCAGAGAAGTTACACAATGCATTATCTGGTATTCTTGAATCTAGTTTGAGAGGTGAAAGTTAATGGTAGTTCCGGTTTCAGATCAGTTCGTTGCTGACCAGTTAAAAAAGTACCTTTACGCTATATTACATACCGTAGGAACGGAAGATGAAAACTATGTAATAGACGAAATCCTTAACGAATATGACCAATCCGTTAGAGATAAATTTAAAAAGGCTTTTAACGTTACAGTTGAAGGTAGCTTGCCTATAGAGGTTTCCTACGAATACCCTATTACGAAGGAACAATTTAACGCGAGATACGTTGTTTACAGAAGTGGTAGGGAAGAACACCAAGAGAGCGAATCACTTGGTAATGATGCTTCAGCTCAATATAGTCGGGCGGCTCCTGGAAGAAATGATCTGATTGAGAGGGCGGAGGTACTACAGGATGAGCAAGGATTCTATGTAGAGACACAGTTTCCTTACACTAAAGTATATGACATAGAAGAAATTTCTGGGGCTGAGCTATTAAAGGACGATGATTACCCAACTCGTTGTTACTTTAAAGCCCCAGGAATGGATTTGAAGGGAAAGTTTTTTACTATTTCCTATCAAAGATATGATGATGGGTATCGAAAAGATTATGTTGGTTCTGTCAAACAAATTTCATTTGTTGACAAGGTAACTATCATGTCTATATCTAATTCGATGGATACTTTGAGATGCATGGATACTATTCTTAATTATATTTTAGTGCTTATGCGTGTATCAAATCGTAGTGAAAACATTTATTACCAGTTAGGAAAGATAGACGGGGGAGAACTTGGAGTTATAGAAAATAATAGTTTTGGAGAATCTCCAGTTTATCAGATAATTACTAATGTTGAATACATTACTACGACTTCAGTAATCAGTGATCTTCCAGACAAGTTGAAAAGTATCATTACTAAGTACAGCTATAAGTAGGTGTGAAGAATGGTAGAAAAGAAGGAAATACAAGAAGTTAAAAAAGTCCAAGAGGAAATTCCCTATATTTCTGTAGATGTCTTTCTAGAGACTGCAAAGGGTATGTATAATATGACCCAAATACAGGTTAATGGGTTTAAAACCTTTGTAAAAGCAAAGGGAATGTATATTTCTAGGGGCTATGAACCTCTTAAGGATTTGTTAGAATCCTATTTAGGCAAGTAAGAGAGGAGAAAAATTATGGCAGTTACAACATACCCGTCCCAGGGTTCAGTACGTCCCAGTGTAACAGTAACCGTCGATTCAGACGGAATGTCTGGGACTGCTGCTACTAGCCAAAAGAAATTAGCCTTAATTGGTTATGCAAATGGTGGCATTCCAGGAACGGTTTATAAAATTGATAGTTTTTTACAAGCAAAAAGGATTTTTAGAAGCGGAGACTTGCTTGATGCAATTGAGGTTGCTTTCGGCCCTAACAGCACAGTAAGCTCTGGTCAAATTTTAGCAGAAAGAGTGGGCAACTCTACTCAAGCAACCTTGGTAAATAATGGTGTTACATTTACCTCTGCCCTTTATAGCGCAGATGCAAATAAGATTCAAATTGGGCTTAGCACTAACACTTTGAATAACACCAAGACCCTTAGAGTTGTATCTATTGATGACAACTATGATGTTAGTTATACAAATCTAGGTAACATTTTTAATGTCTCTTATGATAAGGCTATTGGTGGCGCGGCTTATGCGGACATTGAAGTAAAAGTTGATGCTACCACGAAATTAGCAACGAGTTTAGTCCTTAGATCAGGGGCTGATGCAGCTTCTGCAACTACTGTTCAAGAGTTTACTCTTGGTATGGGCGCATATGAACGTGTTAGTGCTTTGATTGGTGCAATTTCTCAAATTCAAGGATTTCAAGCTCACTATAATAGTTTTGGATCTAAGAATATTGAGACAAAGTATCTTGATGTTTTGGCAGTAACGCCACTCACAACAACAGCTATCAATTTAACTTCTATTGGTGGTGATATTGTTAATACTTTGCCTGTTGCATCTGATATGACTTATGGCGATGTTGTGTATGCTTCTTATGACCCTTCCAAGGGAGAGCCAGAAGTAACTTCGCTTACTAATATGACCGGAGCAACAACAGACAATACTGTATTAACAACATGGGCTACTTACTTTAACAACATGACTGATGAGGAAGGCTACTACTTGGTTCCTTTAACAGATGATGTTACGATTCAAGGTGAAGCTGTTGCCTTTGTTGAAAGTCAAGTAGCAAATGCCAACCCAAGAGCTTTAATCGTTGGGGGTGGTGAAAATGATACTGCTCAACAATCTCTTAGCAGAGCATCATTACTTCGTACCAAGACTTCAAAGGTAGTAGTTAATGCTTGTGCAACTGATAGATTGATGAACTCTGGTGTTATAAAATCATTACCCGCCTATGTTGTAGCAGCTCAGATTGCTGGGATTGCTTCTGGTATTGGCATCGGAGAATCAGTTATGCAAAAGCAGATTGATGCTGTAAATATTCATCAGAAGTTTGACAAGGATACTTTAGACTTGCTTGATTCAGAAGGTGTTATCGCGATTGAGTTTGTTCGCAATGGGTCAGACCAAGTATTCCGGGTAACGGATGATGTTACAACGGCTCGGCCTTTGTATGATGATAGCAATATTGATCCAATTGTGGCTTACTTAGGGACAGGCGAAGCAAGTGACTTCTTGGTAACAAGGGCCCGTCACATGCTGGAATCTACATACTTAGGTTCGCGCACTTCCGAAGTAACAGCTAAGGACATCAAGGCATCAATGATTAGTTTCTTCTTAGGAGAAGAAAACTCAGGGGAACTCCAAAGCTTCTCTGAAAGTGGAATCACTGTTGTTGTTGAGGGTAGCCAGTGTACCATTAGCGCTACTAATATTGTACTTGCTCAAAACCTTCGTAAGATTAACTTGAGTATGTCCTATGTCAACGAAATTGTAACGGCTTAAGAGAGGGGATAGATATAAATGGCAGCCATTAACTCAGCAACGTATGGTGGCGGTGCAACCCAGACCTCTGTCACCGGGAATCTTATTGCCCTTACTATTAATGGTAACAAGATTGGGAGAGCACAAAATGCTTCCAGTGAAATTCAATATGGGACTACTGCTGTATATGGTATTGGTAGTATTAATCCAATTGAACATGTATACACTAGATATGAAGGTACTCTACAGCTAGAGCAGATTATGATGATTGATAATAGCTTTGTTGATTCTCACTATGCGGCTCTAGGCTCTGACATTTTAAGCACTGGTACTGTTGATGTTGTTGTTAAGAACAAGGATTATAGTAATAAAGTCATTGCTGCATTTATTGGGTGCACACCGCAGAACTATAGCATGAGCTTACGAGCTACGGCACTTACTCAAGAAACAATGAACATGACTTACTTAACTGCAACGCTTGTCGATAAGTAAATATATGTGTTATAATTAAAGTAGCCAGTTAAGGCTACTTTTTTT